GCGACAACAAGCGAGTACCAGTACACAAGAATCTGCTCCGTGACTACATGATATCTGAGTGGAATGCACAGGTTGTTAACGGTATGGAAGCTGACGATGCTATCGCTACCAAGGCAACTGACCTAGACCACAACGCAATCATCTGTTCACTGGACAAAGACTTCAAGCAGGTTCCTTGTTCTATGTATGACTACACCAAGAAGGTTTTAACTGCAGTTAAAAAAGATGACGCTATGCGCTGGTTGTATAAGCAGGCGCTGATGGGTGATCGTGTAGATAACATACCGGGAATACATGGTGTTGGTCCTAAGAAAGCTGACAAGATCATTGACCCGTGTACAACAGAGTGGGAGTGTTACAGCACTTGTCTTGCTCATTATTGGGACAACGAACTGGATGAAGACAGGCTGCTAGAGAGTCTGCAACTTCTGTACCTGTTACGTTCACCTGATGACAAGTACGAGAAGCCAAGTGAAATATGATTCTAAGTTTGAGAAAGAAGCCCATGAGATTATGCAGGGCTGTGAGTATCATCCAGAACAACGCCTGTTCTACCTTGTTCCTAAACATTACGAGCCTGACTTTGTTTACACACACCGTGGTAAGACATGGTACATAGAAGCAAAGGGTAGGTTCCGTACATCAGAGGAGGCACGTAAGTATGTCATCATCGCGGAGACACTCAGCCCAAAGGAGGAGTTGGTATTTCTCTTCCAACGAGCCAAGACCCCCATGCCGGGATCACGAAGAAGAAAAGATGGTACACGCTACACAATGGAAGAGTGGGCAGAGAAGCATGGATTCCGTTGGTACACTCTTGAAACAATACCTACAGGATGGAGAAGATGAGACACCTAATAATACCTGATACTCAGATCAAACCAGATCATCCTATTGACCATATGCTGTGGGCAGGACGGTATGCAGCAGCTATCAAGCCTAACACTATCATACATCTGGGGGATCATTGGGACTTCCCATCGTTGTCATCATACGATGTGGGAAAGAAGTCGTTCGAAGGTAGGCGTTACTCTGCTGACGTAGAGGCTGGTAACGAGGCTATGCAGGTGTTCATGGACTGCATCAGGGCAGAGCAGGCACGTATGCGTAGGATGAAGAAGAAGGTGTGGAAGCCTCGCATGATCTTTACGCTTGGCAACCACGAGTACAGGGTGGAACGTGCAGTAGAAAACGATGCAAAGCTAGAAGGGTTGATGAGTTATGAGGATCTCAATCTCAGGGGCTGGGAAGTATATCCGTACCTTCAGCCAGTTATTGTGGACGGTATTGCTTATTGCCACTTTTTCACTAGCGGTGTCATGGGCAGGCCAGTCACTAATGCAAAGTTACTGCTCCAAAAGAAACATATGTCATGCGTCATGGGACACGTACAAGACAGAGACATTGCCTTTGACAGAAACGCAGCAGGAAAAAGAATGACAGCCTTGTTTGCGGGTATCTACTATCAGCATGACGAAGAGTACCTGAACCCTCAGACTAACGGATCATGGTCTGGGCTGTGGGTATTCAACGAGGTAGACAACGGCACGTTTGACGAGATGCCTGTGTCTATGTCCTATTTACGGGGGAAGTACGGTGCTAACTCTTGACGAGATACTGGAACGGATAGCTAAACGCTACGATGAAGTAACCATCATGGAGGCGTTAGAGATTACATCCGAAGAGTTAGTTGAACGGTTCGCTGACAAGGTGGACACTAACAGTTGGAAGTTTGACTTAGAGGAGCAAGATGTCTATTAACGAAGCAACACCAGAACAGTGGGACAAAGCCAGCAAGACAGCTTATGGCAAACTGTACCACCCTCAAGATCAACACCCCATCAAGAGACAAGTAGGTGGAGATCATTACAACCGATATGCTATACAGCCTGTAGACTTCATCATTGCTAACAAGATAGATTGGTGTGAAGCCAACGCTATCAAGTACATCACAAGATGGAAGAACAAGAACGGCATAGAAGATATCAAGAAAGCTATCCACTATCTTGAGATACTACTGGAACGTTTACAAAATGAAGATAGTTGAAGGTAAGTTTGGTAAGAAGGAAGACACAGGTGTTAAAACATCTGAGTTCCTAGCAGCTCTGGCTATACGTAGCAAGGAACACGAAGACGAAGGTAGACCAGTTAAGTGTGTTGTTGTCATGTATGAAGACGGTGAAGTGTTTGAACTAACAGCAACCGAACAATACCCTGATGGTGTATACTTACTACTTGGCCTAGCTAAAGCAGCAATAGAAAACGAGACACTAGGAATCACATAGTGAATGGAAAGCCCCTGCATAAAACAATGTAAGCTAGTCAACGATAAATGTTCAGGGTGTCACAGAACGAAAGAAGAAATTATTAATTGGACAAGATACACAGACCAACAAAGGAGTAATATCATTGGACGCATATCAACAATACATACACAAGTCCCGCTACGCACGATACCTACCAGAAGAACAACGTAGAGAAACGTGGGAAGAAACTGTTAACCGCTACGTTAACTACTGGGTAGACCGTGCTGAACTAAACGACTTTGATGTATCAGAGATATCTAAAGCTATTCAAGATCTAGATGTAATGCCATCTATGCGAGCACTGATGACCGCAGGTGAGGCACTAGATCGTGACAACGTAGCAGGTTTTAACTGCAGTTATTTACCTATCGATCACCCCAAAGCATTTGACGAGATGATGTACGTCCTGATGTGTGGCACAGGCGTAGGGTTTAGTGTTGAACGGCAGTACATAGCAAAGCTGCCAGAAGTAGCGGAGACATTCCATGAAACCGACACAGTTATTAATGTTGCAGATTCGAAGATCGGATGGGCGAAATCGTTTAGGGAGTTGGTATCACTGCTGTACTCAGGTCAAGTTCCCGGATGGGACGTTAGCAGAGTTAGACCTGCAGGTTCCACGCTCAAGACTTTCGGAGGTCGTGCAAGTGGTCCTGAACCTCTCATCGATCTTTTCAAGTTCACAGTTGAACTCTTTCAGGGAGCAGCTGGACGAAAGCTTACATCCATTGAATGCCACGATCTTTGCTGCAAGATTGCTCAAATCGTCGTTGTCGGAGGAGTCAGACGAAGCGCCCTCATCAGTCTCTCCAACCTAACCGATGACAGGCTACGCCGCTGTAAGCATGGGCAGTGGTGGGTTGATGAACCCCAACGTGGGCTGGCTAATAACTCTGCTTGTTACACAGAGAAGCCAGACTTTGAAGCATTCCTGAATGAGTGGACTAGTCTGTATGAATCACGATCTGGTGAACGAGGTGTCTTTAGTCGAGTGGCAAGTCAAAAGCAAGCTGCAAGAAACGAGCGACGAGATGCTACCTATGATTTTGGAACTAATCCATGTAGTGAAATCATCCTCAGACCCTACCAGTTCTGCAACCTATCTGAAGTTGTTATCAGGCCATCCGATACGCTCGCTAGCCTCAAACGAAAAGTACGCATTGCGTCTATCCTTGGAACTTTACAGGCTACCCTCACAGACTTTCGATACCTCAGAAACGTCTGGCGAGTAAACACAGAGGAAGAAGCACTACTAGGTGTTAGTCTTACTGGTATCATGGATCACCCTGTACTATCAGGACGAGAAGACAAAACAAAACTCAAGAAGTGGCTAACGGAGATGCGTAATGAAGCTATCGTCACTAACGAGCAGTGGGCTAAGAAACTGGGCATTAACCCTTCTGTCGCTATTACTGCGATCAAGCCTAGCGGTACTGTTAGTCAGCTGGTCGATTCTGCTAGTGGGATTCACCCTCGCTACAGCAATCAATATATTCGCAGAGTCCGTGCAGACTCTCGTGACCCACTTTGCTCCGTCCTAGAGGCCGCTGGTGTGCCTGTGGAGGACGATCTAATGTCACCAAGTACTAAGGTATTTTCCTTTCCTATTGCGTCTCCTGAAGGCGCTGTGACAGCCTCAGACATGGGTGCTATGGAGCAGCTAGAACTATGGGAAATATATCAGGACTACTGGTGTGAGCATAAGCCATCAATGACTTGCTACTACCGTGATGATGAGTTCCTTGAGGTAGGACAGTGGTTGTACAATAAGTTTGATAAGGTTTCAGGCATTAGCTTCTTGCCTTACTCAGATCACACGTACCAACAAGCACCATATGAACCTGTTGACAAGAAAACTTACAACCAGTTAACTAAGGACTTTCCGAAAGAGATATCGTGGGATGTAGAAGAGGCCAGCGATATGACTGAAGGGTCACAGCAACTGGCCTGCACAGGTAACAACTGCGAACTATGACATAAAGATCATAGAGTAACCGTCCTTTTTGCCTGCGTCCTCTGGCTTATCCTTTGGGTCATGGGGCGTAGGTATTCCTTGCGCTTGCATCTTCTTGATGCGATCTTTAGAACGCTGACACATACTGTGATAATCGTGAGATGTATAAGATACTGTGTGATCTTTGTCTTTCATTATTAACTCCAGTTAAAACTCTTCTATTTCTTTGAACCCAACAAGAAGATTCAAACCCTTATCTCTTACTATTTGGTTAAACTTCCTGTCCTGTAACGACTGCATCCAAGTAGCACCGAACCTTTTGTTGCCTTCTTGTATAAACTCAGCCATAAGAGCTTCGTTGTTTCCGGGGTGTGAAGCATAATTAGCGCCATACTCTAGCAGTTCTTTTTGTTGGAATGCGTCAGCCTGTAAAAACTTTTGTGATACTACCAGCGCACCAAGAACACGCTCAACGTAAGGCTCAGTAACTTCTCTAAGCAAAGCCGTTTCGGATGCACTAAGCTTGATACCAATAAAAGAAGAATCAATTACAGGTATGTTAGCTTCTGTCCTATAAATGTATTTTTGTACTTCTGTTTGATTTGTAGGAGTTAATCTAATCTTAGTAATAATCTCAAACGCGCTTGCTTCTTTAGTTGATACACCGCCAACACGACTAGTATCTAGAGGTAGTTGTTCTCTAAGAAACGGGATACGCTGTTGTACTTGCTCTATAGGAGTACGTGCTAGTCTTTCTTCACCATCAATAATACGAGCCAAGTCTGATACACCAGTAGGAACAAAACCTTTAGCTATGTCTGTACCATAATTTTCCAGACCAGCGGCTTTGTCATACTTAAAGTAATCCATAAAGTTTATCGCACTTTCTAGTATGGTTTTGTTTACTGTGGCATTTAGTAAAGCAACTATAGTGTCATCAGCAAACTCAGCCATTCTGTTGTACTCAGGATCTTTAGGATCGTAGGTAACTAGACGATTAACAGCATCTACCATATCGACAAATAAACTAAGCACAGTACCTATAGGCTCAATCCTATCAAAAGCTACGTAAGTATCACCTATCAATACAGACCTTTCAGGTATTCCTGCTTGTTGCATACGCCTACGTTCTTGTGCATCTTTGGCAGTTCCCGTAATAAACGGCAAACCTTCTTCGTTAGAAAGAGCAAACAAAGTAGCAATAGGAGCAATAACTGTTGTGCCTAGTGCCGCCCTTACTAACCAATCATCCATATCCTTTACTTGATAAGTAGTCTTACCATCAATTAATTTTTTCTTTAATACTTTAGGCCTAAAGAAAGGGATAAAAGCAAACGGAGTGTACGACATACCATCAACTACAATATTATAGGGCGTCTTTGCAAAAGGAAACGCTGTCGTTAAAGCAAGAGACTTTATATTGTCAGCAACAGAATATTCTTTACCTGCTCTAGATTTCTCTCTGTTTAT